GGAGCGGCCAACGGGCCGGAGCTCGCGTAAGCAGCGGCGCGGTGAGCGGAGTCGAAACGGTCTTCGGCAATAAGCGCGTTCAAATCGTAGACGCACTCAGCAGACTTCGCCTTAGCCAAACACGCCGCCGCGTCCGCGTCTACCTCGCCAGCGTGATCCCAAATGCCAGCAGCGGAACAACTATACTTTTGGTGAAAGACCACCACGACGTCGAATCCTCCCTCTGGTGGATAATCGCTTATAAGTCGCGTCAATTGATCTTCAATTGTTTTCAACTCGCCGCCAATCTCTCTTCGACCGTCAGGCAAGGTTTCCCAGACTGGTTCAAGTGCCGTTTCCGGCTGACCGCTCGGAAGGTGGCGCCCAGTCAGTGCCCGTCTCCAGTTGCAACCAGTATCGTGAAGACCGACTGCAAACAAGCACTTATAGGACGACTTAGAGAGATACGAATCTTCAGGCCCAAAAACGTGGGCGTAGACTGTTTTGTCTACCGATCTTGTCGCCAGCTTACTTCTTTCTCGCGCGTCTCTTGCCGTTGCGGGAGCCTCGACAAGACCGTAGATCGCAAAACGAACCTCACTCGCCAGAGTCGATAGATTGCTGATTGTAACTTTCACGATTTATCCTCAGTGCCCCGAAGAAATCCGGTCGGGGTTGCCGGGCCGGGGCAGGACGCGCCCCGGCTCGCCAGAAGACACTCTAGCCACAACGAACGCAACCCATATTGCCCGGTTCGATTTCGGAAGGATCGTCGGTCTCGTATCCGCACTCCCAACAGGAATACCGACCTTTACTTTGGCCTGGGGCGCTCGCCAGAATCGCGCCTTCGGAGTTCGTGCGAACCGTAGCGACAACTTCCTGCCGGAGTTGTCCAGTTGTGACCTCGCGCGGAGTCGCTGCCGCTTTGAGCGCCAGGCCAAACTCCTCATCGCTCAGATACTTTTCGGCGGCGGCGTCAGCGGTGATTTGAATGAATGCGCGGCGCTCTGCGCCCTTGGAATTGCGGTCGCAAATCTCGTAGAGTCCTTCGCCCAACTCAAAAGTCCACTGCCCGCCGAAAGTTTCGTCTTTCGCGGCCACGAACTCGCGGTCCAACTTGAATTTCGGGTGGGTGCCGTTGATTCGAGCAACCCACGGCTTCTTGTAATTTCCGATCCGAGAGGCTTGGCGAAGAGTAATAGTAACCACGGCAGGCTCCTTTCAGTGCCCCGGCTAAGGCCCAGGGTTGGCCCCGACTGTTCGGCGTCGGCCCGCGTCAGAAGTCACTCGCCCCTGACACTATAAATATAGGCGATATCGTTTGGATTGTCAGCTCGATTTCGGAAAAAAAATCCCCGCCGCCGTTGGCTCACCCAAGAATCGGCTAGTCGGCTCATTGGCGCTTTCGCCGGTCCCAGGAGAAACGGCGTTTGATCCAGTCGCTGATGACGGTGTTGGGGCGATGGCACTTCGTGTAGCGGCTGGCGCGGCGTTTCATGACGACGCCCTCGACGTATGGTTCTCCCTTCCAAGATTCGTAGGCATCCGCGAAAGTGAGTGTGCGCGACGGGACCAAGCGTAAAGCAATCTTCCATCGCTTGGCGTTCATTTCCCAGAACCGTTCCAGAGCGTAGCGTCGCTCGGCGTACTCGACATCGCGATCCGGCATGTCGAACAGCCATAACTCCTGCACGCCAGGGATCCATTCTCCTTCGAGAGTTCCCATACACACATTCGCCAAGGGCAAGAGGGCCTCCCTGCCCTTGCCCTTCGTGAGCGGCGTTCCTTGCCGCGTCCAGACTTCGCCGCCGGCGATGATGACCCGGCAACCGTTCATCTTCGGTTCGATGGCCCAATCGTCGGGTGGAAGGTCGAGCATCGCCAGCGGCCCTTCCATCGGCGCGGGCGGATACCAGCCGAGTGTGGTCATGGCGAGCCCTCCTTGCTGGCGACGTCCGCGATGAAGTGGCGCAGCACCGTGAGTTGCTCTTCGAGTCGAGCGCCTAAGAGGCGTAGGTCCGATTCCTCACGCGAATCGGCCAGGTAGCGGGCGGTGTTGATCGCCTCTTGGATGAGGATGCTCGCCGCGTACGCGGAGACGACTCTTCTGGTCCTCACGATTCACCTCCCTTCCGCGAAAGAGACGATTTGGCGGACGCCGGCCAGTTCCAGCGCCGCGTTTTGTTCGGGCGTCAGGTCGAGGTAACGCCGCTCGGTGAAGACTCGCGTCGGCGTCAGGGTTTGCTCGCACTCGAAGACTTCGGCGAAGCGCTCGGCGCCGAGCGTGTTGGCCAGGTCGAGAACGACCGCGTCGAGGCGCTCCGGGTCCTCGGCGATCTCCTTGCGGACGCGCAGGCTCGAAACGGGCTTGAAAAAGCGCTCGAACGAGCCGTTGACGATGCCGCGCAGCGGCTCTTCGCGGTCGGCGGGGAGCTTGGCGTAGCGGTGTTGGAACGAGAGACGCAGGCCGGCGGCGCGGACGGTGGTTTCGTAGCCGCGGCTGACGAGCTGCTCGCGATACCAGGGTTCCAGCGTGCGGCGGACCGATTCGCGGAGCAGGTCGATTTCGCGCTCCAGCTCGTCGCGCTGGCGGAGGGCCCGGAGCAGCTCCGCCGAACCGGGCAGCTCGCCGGCGTAGTCGAGGCCGTCCTTCTTCTTGGAGCTGGCTTTGGCCGCGGCCTTGAGCAAGGCGCTCGCCGCGCCACGCGGGGCGTTGGTGGCGGGAGGTTGGTGCAGTACAGTAGGCATTGCAATCGCTCCTTTCAGCGGTTGCCGTGAGCCGGGCGGGTTCGGCACTTTCCCGCGCCGGCTCGTTTCATTCTATGGCTTCACTGGCCATCATCAGGCAGCGACTCACGCTGCGACGCGCCAAAGGGCCGGTCCTCAACCAGTGACTACTGGGCCGGATGGCGCGTTTCGGCCTTTCAATCGCGGGGATCAAGGATCGTCTTGAACCAGCGGGCGTGGGTTCGTTTGCCGCGGACGCGGCGTTGCTGGCGCTCGCGCTCGAACGAACGGAGCGCTTGCACGTAACGGGTCAGGCGGTTGAGCGGGAGCGTTTCATTCGTCCCTCCATTCTCCGCGCGGACGCAGGCCGTGGATGGCGCAGGCGATCTCCGCCATGCCGCCGTCGGCGCGTAGGTTTCGGGCTTGTTTCGTCCTTCTTTTTTGCTCGCGAACGCCGCGAGCGAGCGAGAGCGAACTTAAACGAGCGGCGCGAGGGCGTCAAACCGGCGGCCATCCGGGCCGGATTTTGCCGGACCCCCGCCCCCATCGCGGGAGGGTGGATCGCCGGTGATCACCGGCGGTGGCGGAAAAACGCGGGAGCGGGTATAGTTGGGGCATGAGCAACGACGCTTTTTTGCCGGAAGACACTTCCGAACAACGGTTTGCGGAGAAAACGGCCACGCCGGTCCCCGAAACGTTTCCCGAAACGTCCCCGAAACGTTCCCGAAACGTTCCCGAAACGTCCCCGAAACGCGGCGAGCATCCGAACAGCCTCGCCAACCTCAGGCGGGGCAGCGAGCCGGGGGCACAAAAGGAGTCGCCGCCAGTTATTCCGCCAGTTATCGAGGAGGAGAGGCTGTCGGTGGCGGAGTTGATGCGGCTGATCACCCGGACCGAGGAGGACGCGGACGACACGGTCGAGAAGCGGAACTACCGCAAGGCCTTCAACAAGAACCCGCAGGCGTTCCTCTTCAAGCTGGCCGGCCTGGAGAAGGAGCAGGGCGCCGACGTCGATGATCCGGTGCCCGGCCTCGTCGAGAAGCTCATTACGGATTGGGACAGGGACAAGTTGTGCGAGCGCTGTGGAGCTTATCTATCCGCGCGAACTGCGGACTAACCTCGCGTACCGATCGCGGTTGTGCATGCAGGGGGACGCGGCGCCGGCGACGGCCCGGGCCCTCAAGGCGGCCTGCGCACGCGATCCGCTCTTCTACATCAACACCTTCTGCTGGACCTACGACCCGGAAACCAGCGCTGGCATCCTGCCGTTCCTGACCTGGCCGGGGCAGGAGCGCGCCCTGCGCAAGATCATGGAATGCATCGAGGGCCGCAAGGACCTGGTCATCGAGAAGTCGCGGCGGCAGGGGGCGAGCTGGCTGTCGGTCATGCTCATGGAATGGTATTGGCATTTCCGGCCCTGGAAGCAGTTCCTCATGATCTCGCGCGACCTGTTCCACGTGGACAGCAACTCGCCCGATTCGCTGTTCTGGAAGATCGACTTCCTGCACAAGCATCAACCCGCGTGGCTCAAGCCGCGCATGGTGCGGCAAAAGCTGCACTTCGAGAACCTGGACTTGGGGAGCACGATGACCGGGCAGGCCTCGACCGAGCGGGCCGGCATCGGCGGCCGGGCCACGGCGATCTTCGTCGATGAGTTCTCGCGCATCCGCGACGACCAGGAAATCCTCAACGGCACCGCCGACACTTCGAAATGCCGCATTTTCAACTCCACGCACACCGGGCCGGGCACGGCCTTTTACGAGCTGACGCGGCGCGAGGACATGGAAAAGCTGCGCATGCACTGGTCGGAGAACCCGGCCAACAACGCCGGCCTGTACGAGTGGGACGTGAAAACCAACGTGCCGCGCATTCTCGACGGCGCGTACAAGTTCGCGCCCGACTTCAAGTTCGTGCCGGACGGCAAGCTGCGCTCGCCCTGGTACGACGACGAGTGCCGCCGCAGGGCCAATCCGCGGGCGATCGCCATGGACCTGGACATCGACCCGCGCGGCACGATGGCCCAGTTCTTCGATCCGCTGCTGATCCGCGATCTGGTGGCGGAGTTTTGCTGCGATCCCTACTGGCGCGGCGAGCTGCACTACGAGCGCGAGAGCGGCAAGCCGCTCGACCTGACGGCGTCGCCGGCGGGCAAGCTGCTGTTGTGGCTGCACCTGAAGCCGGATGGCAAGCCGCCGCTGGGCCGCTACGTGATCGGGGCGGACATCGCGGCGGGCACCGGGGCCACGCCGTCGGTGCTGTCGGTGGCGAACGCCGAGACGGGCGAGAAGGTGGCCGAGTACGCCAACGCGCTCATGGACGCCAAGACCCTCGGTCTGCTGGCCGTCGCCCTGGGGCGGCTGTTCGTGAGCGAGCGCGGCGAGGCGGCGCGGCTGATCTGGGAGCATCACGGTCCCGGAGTGTTGTTCGGCGGCATGGTGCTGGAAAAGCAGTATCCGAACGCCTATATGCGCACGCAGGAGTTGCCCAAAAGCATCGCCGGCAAGGTGACGGATCGGCCGGGCTGGGTGTCGAACGCCGAGGAGATCGAGACGCTGTTGAGCGAATACCGCTACGCCCTGGCGACGCGGAAGTTCATCAACCGCAGCCGGGCGGCTTTGGAGGAGTGCCTGGACTTCCGCTACAACAGCCGCGGCCAGGTGGAGCACGCCGAGATCGAGGGGAAGAAGGACGACCCCACGGGGGCGCGGCGCAACCATTCGGACCGGGCCATGGCCGACGCCCTGGCGTGGATGGAGGCCAAGAAAGCGTGGACGGCCCCGCAACAGAAGCAGGAGCGGCAGGCGGTGCACGATCCGCGGACACTTGCGGGAAGGCGGGCCATCGCGCATAATGCGGTCAAGGAGGACCGTTTCGGCTGGTACCGGTGAGGGCAAATGGAGCGATATCTGCCCTACAAAAAGCACGATGGGCCGTTAGGCTGGGCTGTGCAGCGGGTGGAGGACATCGCTGTGTCCCTCAGCGAGAAGACGGCCAAGCTTATCGCTCGTGCGTACGCTGAAAGAGGAAGCGCCATGAAAGTGAAGTTCGTGTGTGAGGGCGTGGGCAGGCCGGGCGGTCCGCCGGGGCGGCCGAGCGAGCAGGCTGGGCCGCAGGCGCTCAAGGCCTGGCAGCAGGAGTACGACTCCTGGGAGAGCCAGCGCATCGTCAAGATGAAGGTGGTGGGCGGCGACGGGCTGGCGGGTTTCGCCGATCTGCACATCAGCGGCGTCGCGGTCCAGGAGCTGGTGCCGGGCCAGACCTACGAGGCGGACTTCAAGCCGGCGGCCGCAGCGGCGCCGGCAGCGTGACTTTACCAGAGCGTGGTGCGGCTGTGGCCTAGTGGCTGGGCACGGCGTTGTAACCGGCGCCGACAACCTTGGTTCGATTCCAAGCGGCCGCTTTTGCTGGGCGTGGGACAGAAGACAGCGTTGTCTACGCTCTTTTCACGTCGGGACAGGGAAACGACGACGTTTCTTGGACATTGATCTGCCGCGGTTGTGCGGCGCGGTGGAGCGGAGCCGGCTGGCCCTGCGCCGCTATCGCGCCGAGCGCCGCGAAGCCGTACGCCAGTTCGTCGGCTATCACTGGGCGAATGAGAGGACGCCGGACAGCGTGCCGGTCAACCTGCTCGCGCTCTACGTCTCCGTCGTCGGCCGCAACCTCATTTCCAAAGAGCCGCGGGTGATGCTCTCGACCATGCGTCGCGAGCTCAAGCCGGCGGTCTCGGCGATGGAGTCCTGGGTCAACGAGCAGCTCGTGCGCACCCGCTTCGCCCACGTGATCCGCCGCATCGTCACCGACGCGCTCTTCTCCATCGGCATCGCCAAGGTGGCGTTGATCACGCCCCCCGAGGCCGCGGCCACGGCTTTCGGCGTGCCCGCCGGCGTGCCCATGATCTCGCGCGTGGACCTCGATGATTTTGTCACGGACATGCACGCCCGCGACTTCGACGAGGTCACGTTCATCGGCCACCGCTTCCGCGTGCCGCTCGACGCCGTCAAGGATTCCAAGCTCTATTCGCGGGCCCGCAAGAAGCTGCAGCCGAGCGACGACGCCCTGTACAACAAAGAGGGCGACGAGCGCATCGACGTGCTGGGCCGAGGCATCTACGCCGGCAACGACAGTGAGGGTGAGGCTTTCGACAGTGTGGACCTATGGGAGCTGTACTTGCCCAGGCACCGGCAGATCATCACGGTCGCCGACGACCAGATCGCGGGGCCGATGCTTGACAGCAAGGGCGAGCCGTTGCGCGTGCAGCGCTGGCTGGGCCCGGACAGCGGCCCGTACCACGCCCTGGGTTTGCAGACCGTGCCCGGCAACCTGATGCCCAAAGGTCCGGTGATGGACCTGATCGATCTGCACGAGGCGGCAAACAAGGCGTATCGGAAGCTGATTCGCACGATCGGCCGCGTCAAAGAGACCGCCATGGTGCAGGGCGGCGCGCTCGAGGACGGCGCCCGCGTGATGAACGCCGACGACGGCGAGGTCGTCCCGGTCAACAACCCCGACCGCATTAAACAGGTCGTCTGGGGCGGCCAGCACGCCCAGACAGTCATGCTCATCGCCACCACCTTGAAGGACCTGTTCTCGTTCATGGGCGGCAATCTCGAGTTGCTGGGCGGCCGGGCCATTCAGTCGCCGACGGCGGCGCAGGACGAGATGCTCAACGCCTCGGCCCACGCCGGCGTGGCCGACATGCAGGACCAGGTCACGGTGTTCGTCGAGAAGTGCCTCCGCTCGCTGTGCTGGTACTGGTGGAATGACCCGCTCAAGACGATGCAGGTGCGGCACCAGCTCGGCGCCGGCCTGGGCATCACCCGCAACGTCACGCCACAGATGCGGCAGCTCGGCAAGTGGAGCGACCTCGACGTGCGCATCGATCCCTATTCGCTGCCGCACCAGTCGCCGCAACAACGCCTGCAAGGACTCAACCAGCTCGTCGAACAGATCATCCTGCCGATGCTGCCGATCTTGCAGCAGCAAGGCAAGGCCTTCGACATCGACACCTACCTGCGGAAGGTGGCGAAGTACATGGATCAACCGGACTTGGCCGAGATCATCAGCGTCACCGAGCCGCCGCAGCCGCAAAGCAGCGGGCCGCGGGCGCCGGCGGCCGGCCAGGAGATGCCGAGCATGGGCGGCCGCACGCGGGCGCGGGAGTATGTGCGGCGGACGGCGCCGGGCCGGACCGAGAAGGGCAACAACATGAACCTGGTGAACACGCTCATGGGCGTGAATCCGGGCGGGAATCCGAGCGAAACGAAGGGGGCCGCGTGAGGATCACGGGCGCGCGCTGGACGCCGGACGGCAATTGGATAGCCTTGGCGTGCGACTGCGGGGGCGTCTTCGAAACTCGCGCCGAGTGGGTGGACCGCGGGCTCGTCGTGTGCCCCAGTTGCCGCTGCTACGAGAACGGGACCGATATCATCCGCGCCCAATTTGAAAACGAGGGACAGGAACGGACAGATGAGTGAAGAATAACGGAGATTTGCTGCGGGACGCGCTGGACCGGTTTTATGACGAGATACGCAAGCCGCGGCGGCGGCGCGGGGGACGGGCCGGGGACGCGCTGGTCGGCTGGAAGGAGCTGCACTGCGAGGCGCTCGGCGTGCATCCCAAGCAGATTAAGGAGGCCGAGGCGGACGCCAAGCGCAAGGGCGTGCCGGTCGACTTTGACAAACAGGGGCGGCCGGTGTTTACTTCCAGGAAGCAATACAAGGCGTATTGCAACGCCTACGGCGTCTTCAACAGGGACGGCGGCTACGGCGACGCCATGCCGGGGCAATACAAGGAGCGGCCGCCGGCGCCCGATTACGAGAAGGAAGCCCGCGAGCTGGCGTCGGTGTTGTTCGCCCACGGCGGCGGCGTGGGCATCGGGCAGGAGCAGCGGAGACGATGAGCATTTTTCCCGGGGCCGGCGATTGGAAGGCCATCCGCAAGGCGCAGGCGGCGCTGCTTTCCCAGCAGCCCAAGCAGCGGCGGCGCTGTCTGGGCTGGTGCGGCAAGGTGTTCTGGTCACGCGCGTCGGGCAACCGCTTTTGCCCGACGTGCAACGCCAAGCGCAAAGCGTTAAGCGAAAGTGACGGCGAGCTGCGGAAGCGGCGCGAGTGATTTGCGGACAGAGACTGTGACGGCGGTGTGGCGAATGAAATTGCGGTGTCGGCGTCGTTGTCGGTGAACAAGGCGACGGCCATGTCCGGGGCGATCGCGCGGTCGATCGCGGCCGGCAGTTACAACATGAGCGGCACCTACCACAGCGAAGGCACGCTGCTGGTGGCGACGGCGGCGACGGCGGTCCCGCTGGGGCAGGTGACCGCCCCGCATTGGGCCTGGTTCAAGAACTTGGACGCCACGAATTTCGTGACGGTCCGCAACGGCGCGGCGGGGGCGGACCTGATCAAGCTGCTCGCCGGCGAGATCGCCATGGTGCCGCTGCTCGATACGAGCGCGCCGTACGCCGTGGCCAATACGGCGGCGGTGTTGTTGGAGTACGCGATTTTCTCGCTATGAAGGCCCGGGCGCCGCGGGGGCGCGGCGCCCCCACCGGTCA